ATGCTAGGTACATTCCAATCAACTCTTACAGATTTAAAATACCTGCGTAAGATATGGAAAACAAATACAGAAGAAGAAAGATTGTTAGGTGTGTCATTGACAGGTATCATGGATCATCCTGTGCTAGCTAGAATGACTGACTCTAAGATATGGTTACAAGAGATGAAGCAAGTAGCTATTGATACAAACAGAGAGTATGCAGAGAAGATAGGAATACCTAGAAGCACTGCAATCACCTGTGTAAAGCCAAGTGGCACTGTGTCTCAGCTAACTGATTCTGCATCAGGTATCCATGCTAGACACAATCCGTTTTACATCAGAACTGTACGTGGTGATAACAAAGACCCACTCACACAGTTTATGAAAGAAGAGGGTATACTGTTTGAACCTGATATCACAAAACCTGATAGTGTTACGGTCTTCTCTTTTCCTATGAAATCTCCTAGTGGTGCTATCACTAGAACTGAGATGAGTGCTATAGAACAACTAGAACTATGGAAACTCTATGCACTTAATTGGTGCGAACACAAACCGTCTGTAACTATTTCTGTAAAGGAAGAGGAGTGGATGGAAGTAGGTTCGTGGTTGTATGATAACTTTGATATAGCTTCGGGTGTATCATTCTTACCATTCTCTGACCACACGTACCAACAAGCTCCTTATCAGGACATAGAAGCTGATGACTATCTAGAATGGAATGGTCGTGTACCATCTGCTTTAGATTGGACTAAGTTCTCTAACTATGAAAAGGAAGATAATACGAGTGGTTCTCGTGAGTTGGCTTGTACTGCAGATGCCTGCGAAGTCGTAGACTTGAGTTCAAGCTAATGATAGAGATACCGATCAGCGAAGATTACATGCGTCATGCGAGGGAAAAAGCTTCCTCTGTAGGCATACTGCAGGGAAGTATTACAGGTGGCACTAGTAACGTAGTAGGTGCGATAGGCGAGGTAATCGTAGCTGATATCATTGGGGCAACTGAAGTGAACACAGTTAATTATGATTTAGTAAAAGATGGGAATCGAATCGACGTTAAGACTAAACGTTGTAATACTAGACCACAACCAAACTATGATTGCTCAGTTGCATCACATGGTACTAAGCAAGACTGTGATAGTTATGTGTTCGTGAGGATACTGACTGATCTCAGTAAGGCTTGGATACTAGGTAGCATTAGTAAACAAGAATACTATGCTGAAGCTACCCGATACAAGAAAGGTCAAGTTGACCCGAGCAACGGTTTTACATTCAGAACCGATTGTTATAATTTACCGATAAGCAAGTTAGAGCCGATCAATGAAATCAAAAGTGAAAGCGAAACTATTCTCGCTAGAAGCGTTTCTTAATAAAGATGGGAATGTGGAAATACTCTACGATGCAGTAGAACCTGAAGAGTTTGAGAAGACTATGAATATGGGTCTTCCTATGTACGAAGGTACAAACAAGGTGGGAGACTTTATAAGATACCTGAGATCAATAGCACAAGAGGTTATGGATAAATCAGGTAGGTTCTTGTAGTGGAGTGGTGGGAAGCGTGGCTAGTCGTAGCTATAACTATCAACACCACTATCAATACAATTGTTTTTTTTAAGGGTCGTAAGATATCGAGACAGAGAGATAAGCCTAGCTCATCATCTTAAAGTCTTTACCTGATATTTTACCGTCTTTGTTTTTATCTAACATAGCCTGCTTACCGTGTAGCTTTCCACCGTGAGCCATACCCATGCTGAACTTCTTCTTCTCAGTCATGCTACCCATTGGGTTCATCATGCCTGCTTGACCTGCAGATGACTTTCTGTTTTGATCAGCAAGTCCACCCATGTTCATTTTCTTTTTCTTAGCCATGCCACCGTACATCATTGGCTTTCTTGGGGTAGCACCACCACCGTACATCATGCCTTTACGTTGACCGTTATTATAAGTTTTCATTATTGTATCCTTCTTCTTCTTTGTTGTCGTTTTATGTTTTCCATCTGAGTAGTAATGTCATCAGATGGCTTTTCTTTTGGTAAATTAATAAATTCTGGGTATTGAAATTCTTCATATTCGTCTGTCTTAAGAACATCTACAGAACCTAATTCTCTAGCTCCTCTATCTAAAACTTTTAAAGGTATACTTATAATATTACCATTAACTTCTCGTTGTTCTACATTGTCCAACATATCTTTGCTAAATGCAAATCCAGTAACTAGAGCATTAAAAAATTTTCTATCTACTTTAGGGTCTAACTGTTTTCCACTTCTTACCATATCTAAAAAAGCTTGCCCAGCATCGGCATCATTTAGCATGGCTCTAAATGCACTTGATCCTCTTAGTCTATATTGTTGTAGTATAGCTTCCGTACCTACATATCTAGCTGATATAACACCCCTTTGTATAGAATAAAATCTACTAATGTAACTTTCTAAAGAAAAAGCTCTAGGTACATTCTTGAGACCATACATATCTTGTCCATCTAGTTTTTGCATCTCCATAAATTCAATCATTGATTTGTAAAATCTACTTCGTTTATCTCCTACTACTCTATTAAATACTTTAGCTCTAGAACCGTTAGGATTACCGAAGCCAGATAATTTTTTTAAAGCTTCTATGTCCATATCCAAATCAGGGAATATAGTACCATTGACGGGGTCTAATGAAAAATTACCTGTTGTTCTAAAAGTTCTATCGTCGACAGCTTCTGCAACTACATTATATAAAGCTTCGTCTATATCTTTATCTTTTAAACTAGGCTTTAATGTTTTCATAGACTTACGTACTTCTTCTAATCTAGCACTTCCACCTCCCAATAAAGCATCAGCTACAGAATCTGTGTCCATATTACTAGCAGTGTATTTTTTTAACACATTTGACGCTGTTTGCATGTTACTTCTAACAGTTTTTATCTGTTGTGCTTGAGTGGTTACTATATTATCTACAGCATTGTTCGCTATATCATCCCCTCGTTTTATTTCTGCTTCTGCAAAATTAGTTGAATTAAAACCTTGACTATCATCTACAGCTTTTCTCCAATCTAATATCTCTTTAAAATTGCCATCTGCATCCACTACTCTAAATGAACTTGCTATTTTTCTAGATTTATCAATTATTTCTTTAGGAGTTTTGAGGTCTATTGTTTGTTTCGCTAACCATTGACCATAGGATGCGTCAAGAACAGATGAAAAAGCGACTGCATCTGGATTTACAGAGCCATCTGGTAAAGTTTCTTTTAAAACATACCCTATTAACTTTCCATTGGTATTGTAGCTAGGACTTCCTAGTGCAGCCATAAGCTCGTTACCTCTGTTAGTAGCATCTATATCTTTCAAAGTAGATATGTTATCTAAATCTAACCATTTATTAGTAGGTATTGCTGTTTCTAAGCCTATTTGATTTTGTACAGCATTAGGTTCAACATATTTTCTAGTTGTGTTCCAACCCATTAATTTTGAAACATAACTATCCCTGTCATAAAATCTACGTTTAAAATTAAAATAATCATCATCTACTCTCCTAAGATAATTTAGTACACTTAAACTTTCAGCTTGACTAGTTACAGGATTAGTAGTTTCAACTAAAAGAGTATTTAATCTTAATGTTGTACCATCATCCAAAGTTGTAGTAAATCCACTTTTTAACATCTCGCTTGTGGCTTCATCTAAGGTATTGAATTTATTTTTTGCTGATGGATTAGTTGTTTTAAAAGCAAGTTGCCCAAATGCTGATCTTAATTCTACTGCTTCTTCTATAGTGAAAGGTATTGTCTGAGGATTTTTACCTAAATTTTTACCTGTTACTCTTATGTAGTTTAATAAATTTATATTATCCGATACTCCATCAATTAAAGTATGAGTACCACCATCTACTGCTTCTTCCATCATGGCTTTTGCATTTGATTTCCAATCGTCTAAAGAAGTTGTTTCGGGAGACTTTAAGGCTTGCTTACTAAAATAAGAGTCTGCTGCATTTTCAATAATATTAAATATTTTACTTTCTTGACCTTTATTTATTGTCGAGTTTTTTAATCTTTGTATTAATAATAAAGAAGAATCATCTGTTGGCTCAGCAGTGCTTTTTTTTAAAACTTCAAACATTCTATCAAGAATAGCTCCTCCGTCTGCAGAAACTGTTCCTTTTATTTTTTGACCTTGTGGAGTTACTAATATTCCATTAAGTCTGTTGTATTTACTTGTAAAAGAAAGTTTTTCATCTATGTGCTTACTTTCAAGTAATATACCAAATAGGTCACTAGCGTTTGTTATACCATCATCAACTGCCCCGTCTGTGCTTCTTATTTGTACAGCACTCTTACCTTTTCTTTTAAGTTTTTGAGGGTCTACTACTTTAGCTACGTCTACTGCCGCTTCGTTTGCATTATTATATTTTAATGATAAGTTTGCCGCCTGATCCATAACAGTATCACGTATTTCTTTTTGATTTTGTAATCTTTGATTTTCTATACCTGCTAGATCATCAACAGAATATTTTTTAATTCCATACTTAGCTGCATTGTTTAAGGCTTCATCCATTTTAGTCGCTGCAGATGGCATGTTGTCAATTTCAGTAACGCTTAAATTATGGTTGGGATCACCCTTAATCATGCCCCTATAATACAAAGCACCGTTTTTTGATATCACATCAAGATCATCACTTAACTGTGCTATATTAGCTTCTCCGTATTTAATTACTCCGTCTATGGTGTTAAAAAACTTTTGTGAACCCTCTGTTGCTCCCGGTCCACCTAAATCTAACATAGTTCTTTTTAACTCTCCTACCAGTTTTTTCTGTTGAGCTAAGTTCTCAGTTAATTCTGCTAGTTTTTTACCTTTTCTAAGATCACTTTCTTTAAGAAGATGCTTACCTCCTTCTTCAGCCAGATGTAAAACACTTAAACCTACTATTCTGTTTATACTAGACTGTAGTTGCGTTACATCAATTCCACCCTGTTGTATTATCTCATCTTGTAGTTTACTAAAATAATCGGCTCTTTGTATAATTGCTGACTGTAATGCAGGATCAAAAGTATTTATTGCTTGTGCATATTTTTTTAAACTCATCATAGATTTACCAGAGTAGTCTAGATATCCACCTCCGTTTTTTACAAAGTTATAAGCTTCAGATATGTTACCATACATACCCCACCCCAATCCTGTAAGCATCCCTATAAACTCAAACAACATAGGATCACCATTTGATTCTTGTGCCATTTGCCCAGCGATAGAAGCTCCTGCCCACATATAGTTGTCTACTTTTTGTATTTCCCTCATAAATTTAGGACTATTAGAACGAGCTACTGTGTTCATAAGTTCTTTAACAACTTTTTCATCTTGAAGCTCTAATTTTTTTAATCTTTGCTCTAATGTGTTTACATTTTTAGCATTTGGATTTAAATCTATTCGCCTTTGTACAGCTTTTGCTTCATTTATTATACGGGTTCTATTTAATAGTACTGCAGATACTTCTGAACTTTCTTTAATAGCTTTTAAATTAGGAGGACCATAAACTAAGTTTCTATTTTTTCTAATAGATTCTGCTACTTTTGCGGCTTCTTCAAGTTGCATACCATTAGTTAGCCTACCACCATTAAAAACTCTTTTGATAGGTAACAAAGTTCCCCTTGCTAATTTAACTCCGTATTTTTTTACCAAAGGAAGTGCATTAACTTGTTCAGAAGAACTAAAACCAAACATAGTTCTATTTCTTATAGTATCATATTTTTCAAGTATGGCTTCATCAGATAGGTTACCATCCCTCTTTTTTTCTTGGGCAGAAAAATCTCTATATCTTTTTAATTCTTTTTTACCATAAGTTGTTGTTACTTTTTTAAGTATGGCAGATGGTATTAGTATATCTGAACCTACAGCTATAACTCTTGAGCCTATGCCTGAATATCTTCTAGCTAATTGTTCAGCTATTTTATATGAAATCTGTATATTATTTTGTGCAAATTTTCTTTGAATCATACGGGAAACAGTAGGAGCAACTTTTGTCCAAAACTGTTCTCTTTTTTCAGAATCAGCAAAATCTACATCATTAAATGCGTCTATAAAACCTCCTAAAGTTTCTCCTGCTAGATATCCTGTGGCTTCCATCATAAACTTTAAGTTTTCTACTACCCTACCACTAACTTTTTCGGCATCTCCAAATCCTACACCTAACACTGAAGGTAAGTTAGTTTCAAATTCAATTATGCCTAATCTTGTCCTAGCATCTTTTACGCCCATATTAATAAGATTTTTATTTAAATCTCTTGCAAACAAAGCTTTTGTAAGTTCTTTGTCAAAGCCATTGTCAACTATCATCTGATAATTATAAGATTCTGTAAATCGCTTACCTTTACGAGCAAGCTTTCTTCTTTGAACACTGCTTAACGCCGCACCTTCAGGAGTTAATTTTGTGAGAGGTATATTAAAAACAGGAGATTTAATAGCACTTTTACCTGCAGTTCCTGCAAAAAATCCATCGTCTATATCTAGTTCTACATCTATCTTTTCTGTTAATAACTTAGAATAATCTAAGTCAACATCCATTTCCCCATCTTCTCCTACCCCAACAACTAAGGATGTAGCAGCTCCTTTGTTTGCTAATTCAATTCTTTTTTCGTATGTATCTTCAGAAAGAAATGGTATTCTATCTCCATTTTTATTTTTAAAACCCAATGCTTCCATAACACCAACTTTTGCATCGTTAGTTGTAAAGCCTTTATCATTTTTAGGTAGAACATCTTCTATACTTGTTCCGGGAATTTGAGTAAGTTTAGAGTAGTCAACTCTTTGAGTAACATCTGTTATTGGTCTAAAACCTAATATAGTATCGCCTGAGTATGTTACAGTTTCGTCTATTAAAGCAGGATTAGGAGAACTATAGCCTGTACCTACAATCTCATCTTTACTTTTACCCGTAAAATGTTGGTAAATAGAGTCATCAATTTGTTTACCTGTATACTTTTGCCCAGTAGGTATACCAAAAAATGAACCATCATATAATTTTTCAGGTTCTTTGTCTTGTTCAAAAGCAGTTGTAATCTTAACATTAGGTTGTACTTTTTCATTCACAGCAGGAGCTTCTTGTTTTTTAAACAATTCTTCTTGAGCTTTTTTAGTGTCCGATCTTGCCATTTAAGGTTTCCTAACGTTTCTTGTTGCAAATTGATTTAGATCAATTCCTGCTTTATTAGCTTCTTCTACAGAATTGTAAACAGGACTTCCTGTAAGTCTAGCTCTATCATTGTATGCTTTTAAACTATTGGCAGGAGACACTGTAGTTTCTTTGTTAGTATCTTTTACATTATATGTGTTAAGAAATGCTTTGTTGTCTGTGGCTCTAGCAATATATATTGCCGCATCAAGTCCATCCATTCTTAAAGGATTCCTACCTTTGAAATCACTTTCGGCTATCATCTCTTGATGTTTTAAAGCTGCATATCTTTCGTTAGGAGAACCTGCTAAATGTTTATTAAAACTGTATATCTCTTGCATTAAATCTATAGCGGCTCTAATACCTGCTAGTTCTTTTGCAGGAGTTGATAATTTATCATTGCCTAATGCTTTTAATATGTTGTCAACATCTTGGTCAGAGATAGTTCTTCCACCTGTACCACCCTGCATAGCTGCAGCTAGTTGGTATGCTACCATCATTTTATAGTATCTTCTTTGTGCAAGGTTTCTTGCTATTACTGTGGCTTTGTCATTACCTTCCAATTTAAGATCATTAAATATTTCTTTAAACTCTCTTTGTCTTTTTTCGTGTAAAGAATCATCTTTTCGTTGTTCGCTTCTTTTAAAAGAACCTATTAAACCATTCATTGCAACTTGTTCGTCTAGCTCTCTCAGGAGCATCTTTTTTCCTTCAGGCACTCCACCAAATTTTCCACTTCCGGGCAGGTCTCTTACTAAGTTTCCAGCTGCATTTATAAATTTATTTCCTAAATAAATTATACCATCTACACCTAAAATAATATCCCCCTCAAAGGTTGATATACCTAGCTCGTTACCTTGATCATCGTAGAATGTTGATTCAAGTCTTCGGAGTGTACCTAAAGATGAGCCTGCACTATCTCTTGTTGTTACAGCACCCACTAAGTAATCTTGTTCTGATTTGCCCTGTAGTTCTGTTGGAAAATATGCTTTATTTAACTCATATACTCTTGCTTCTGCTTTGTTTAAAGTATCATCGTCAGTTTCGCCACCCGATATAAATCCCATTATTAAACTGTGACCATCTAGGTAGCCACCTTGTCTCATAACAAATCTAGTGTAATCTCTTCTAACAATTTTTTTATCTTTTTCATCTGCGTAAGGATTTTCATTGGGTAAGAGTATGGCTTTAAAAACTCCGTATTGATTACCTGTGGCTGCCTTTGAATTTAATAATTTAGTTATAAAATTTAGAGGGTGTTGTTTTTCTGGTGCAGCAAGTTTTCTTGTTCCATCTGGATTCGTAGCTATCCTAACTTCAAGACCAAATTTATCTTTCTCATATACATATGATACTAAAGGTTCTATGTTAGCATTTTTCTCTTCGTCATCCCCCATACCCATAGAAAAATCTGCTTTAATAACTTCCATAGCTTTGTTATATTTTTTATAACTTGGAATTTCAAAATAAATATCATCTCCGTCGATATCTTTTGTTTTTCCTATAAGGGATGTTTTATCTGTTTCTCCATTTGCTTCATTGTTTTGTTCAGTTTGTTTGTATTGATTTTCAACCCATTTTTTTCTTACTAACCCCAGAGCATATTTAAATTGTATATTAAATCCGGGAATGTTGCTAAAACCTGCGTAAGTTTTAAGGTAATTGTTGGCATCTATAAATTTTTTCATAGTCTTCTGTTCTTTGCCCTGAGTATCATACACCTTTGTGGCATCCGATACAGCTAATGGAACAAGGCTAGATACTAAATCCTTTACGTCAGCATCATCCATATTCTTTTCTGCAAAAACATCTTTATACTTTAGTACTTGACTGTGTACATCCAATATCTGAGATGGAATTGACGTATTGGCAGATGAAAAAGTCACGGGTACTTGGCTTTCCGTTCCTTTTTTGTCCGTAACCTTAATAATAAGTGGAGTGCTTCTAAAGCCTTTAAATGGAGTTCCACCTTTAACTTCATTTGTATACTTAATTGTTTGTGGTGTACCTGCAAATGTTCCATCAGCATTTACATTAACAGATAAGGTAGGTAATTGTTTATGCACTTCAACATACTGAGAATCATTATCATATTTGTTTGTCATTTTACCGTTGATTACACCGTACACTTTAGTTGTGCTACCTGTAGCTTTAACTTTTTGTCCGGGAATTTGTTTCATATCCCCAGTTCTAGTATTTATCAATCCTTGAAGTTGAGGTACTCGTATGCCAGCAGGATCAGGATCATCTTCATTAACTCGGCTTGATCGGTACTGGCTTACCGTTGTGGGCATACCCATTTCATTAAGAACAAAAGGTTCAAACTTACCTTGTGCTTCTTTAAAAGTATCTCCAAATTTATAAAAATCAACTTGCTTGTGTTTAGCAGAATCGTACTCTTCTATTTTACCGTTTTTCCCCATAGAGTAAGATACAGGTGTGTTTCTAAGTTTTTCTTTCTCTCTTAAATCATTTCCTGCTTTAACACGAGATGCTGCATATAATCCTAATAGTCCTATGCCAATTGCCATTAAACCTCTCCCATCTCAATAAAACTTTCAGGTGGTCTTTGTGCTATTTCTTCTTCCATATTAAGTTGTTCCATATCTCTATCAGCCATTCTGCTTTGTTCATTCATTGTTTCTAACATTGCTGTGTACATTGAAGGATTTCTTTCTTGCAGTACTTCAAAAAACGTTTCATCTTTTACTTGTCCTTCATCTCTTTCCTTGTTTGGAACAGTCAATTCGGGATCAATATCATTGTCCATTGCCAACTTCATAAGGTACACGCCAATAGGTGCTTTTATGAGTTCAGCTACATCAGGAGTATACATACCTTGCATAAATCCTTTGAACGCTACTTGTCCTACAAGTTCTTCTATAGTTATACCTGCAGCCATCATCTTCAATAAATCTTCTTCTGTATTTCTTGTTTGCATTTTATCAATTACAAAGTCCACAGCTTGATTAGGATCAGAAAACTGAGGAGGTTGTTCCCACGCCCATTTTCCCGGAGGATCAGTTAAAGAATGTCCGGGAGGTGCTGATAGTGCTTCTATTTTATTTAATGCCATGTTTAGTCTGCCCTCTTTATTACGCCACTTTTAAGGGTTGCTTTACCTGCAAACGGTACATTTGGTGTAACAAATTGTTGTTTTACTTTGCCACTAGATTGTACCCACCCTGCTAGTTTTGCTTGTACGTTAGTGTCCATCAAGGCTGTACGAACAGCATTACCACTGCCTAATGCAAAAGTTGCAGTTGGACCTCCAGCTTGACCCATTTGATTTCTTGATCTAAAATTATCTGTACCAGTTCTAACAGAATTAAGGCTGGTGCTACCTATTGCGTCTCTAGGTGATACTCCTAAACCCTGTTTAACTAAATCTCCTGTAACACTTTTTAAAGTTCCTTGAACACCTTCACTCGAGAATATTTTGTCAAACCATTGCCCTGTAGATGTGGATTTAAAACTTTTATAGGTGTCTTCTACAAAACTACCACTATATAGTGATTTTGCCCCTTGCTGTATACCTTCTCCAAGAACCGCTGCACCCATTCCAATTAATGCGTTTTGCCACATGTATCACCTCTTATGTAAATATATTGTCAATTGTTTTAATAATTAAAAAGTTTTCGAACTTTTCATCGTAGATGTCACCGTTTGCACCTATGGCCGCAGATTGCATGGCCGCATTGTGGGCCCTGTCTAAGTTATTTTCACTTGTACTCATTGCCCACTGTGCCTGATCTCTATATAATTGCCACAGATTATTTTGTGCTTGTTGAGTTAAACCTAATAACGTTTGAGTGTTTATTCTGTTTACTTCGTTTTGAACTGCTGTATTCGCAGTGTTAACACTTCTTCTCCAAACAGCATTTGATTGATCTATTTGAGTTCTCATATTAGAATTAAATTGATCTCTTTGTGATTCTACATTTGAGTTAAACTGTTCGACTGCAACTTTTTGAGATATGTTATATTGATCTAAACTTGCTTTTCTATTCATAGTTTGTTGTTCTATCTGAGAGCCTAACTCTTGAAAGAACTGTTCTATTTCATTTTGTGACTTTGCATTAAATTGTTTTGCAGCGTTATCTTGGGCTGCATCTGTAAGTTTTGCACTAACTGTTGTTTGATAATTTAGTGTACTAGTTTGTTGCTCATTAGTCAAGTTTTGAACGTCGAGAGTTAGAAAAGCTTTTGCATTATTTACTGCAGCTACCTGCCTGTTATTAAGATTGGTCAAATCCATATTTGCGACTGTGGCAGCATTTGCAAGAGTTGTTTGTTGTTTTGCTGTTAAGTTTTGTAATTGAATTGTTGCGTACTTGTTTGCATCTTGAGTAGCAATATTTATCCCAGATTCCATAACTGCCTGAACCATAGCTGCAGAAGCCATACTAGATGCACCGAGTCCTCGTTGTGCCATAACTGCTGATACATTACGTACTGCAGGTGCTGCCCAAGCAGGGAGAGGTTCTCCATCTTTTATTCCTTTGTACAATTCGGCTAATTGGTATTGAGTAGTGGCTTTAGGATCAAGTTCAGCCGACACTTCACTAGCCAAAGCTTCTGGAGAAAGCGTTCCTTGTGCCGCAGTCATTTCAGATTTTTCAGATACTGTTCCTTTTGCCGCAGTAGAAGTTCCCACATCACCTGCTTTAGACGCATCATATGTCTTAGCTGCAACCGTCGTAGGTGCTTTTACATCATATTTAGATGAGTCTATAACGTCTGAAGCACCTGTGGTCCTAGCTTGATCTGTTGTATATTGGCTAGAATCTAATTCTTCATTTGTGCCTACATTTATTTTTGCAGCTTGAACCTTTTGTTCATCGGAAAGTTGAGTTTTATCCGAAGCTCCAGTTTGCTGTTGGAGAACTTCTTTTGTAAGCTCATCGCCTGTTTTGCCTGCTACTGCCATACTCTAATCCTTACTTCATTACTATTGCGACAACCAAAGCTACCACACCTAAAGTTCCCACCATAGACATAGCTTCTATTCGCCACATTCTTTTGTCTAAACCTTCTAGTTTATCATTGACCATCTGATACCTG